TACTATTACCCCCGCGCTTCTTCTACTCTTGCTTTTAAACGCTCTGATTGGTCCGCCCCTTCTATATAACACCCCCTCCTCAACCCCCAGACTCACAATGACACCCACCCCTAAGAAAGCCTACTGCTTCACTCTTAACAACTACACAGATGCAGAAGTCGCCCGAGTTCACGGAACTTGTCGCGATCTCTCGCAATTTGCAATCTTTGGTTATGAGGTTGGAGAGCAGGGCACTCCACACCTCCAAGGATACATCCGATTTGCGAAGTCATATCGTTTCGCAACAATTAAGGATAGACTACTCCCTCGATGCCATATCGAGGTCGCTAACGGTTCTGCACGACAGAACCGAGAGTATTGCTCGAAATCAGGAAGATTTGAAGAGTTTGGTTCATGCCCTGATGAACCAGAAAGAAAAACCCGTGACGAACTTGCCAGGGAGTTCGTCCGAGAGGCCGGTGATGGTCGAAGAGGTGTTAGACGATTCGCCGAATCCAACCCCGGTACGTTCTACTACTCCGGAGCTCAACTGCTCCGAAACTATCTTTCCATCCAACCAGCTGAGCCTCGCCCAGAGGTTAGAGTCCGATGGTTTCATGGATTGCCTGGAGTGGGAAAATCTCGACGAGCTCATGAAGAACTACCAGAAGCTTATGTGAAGGAACCACGCACCAAGTGGTGGAATAACTATTTCGGAGAGAAGGATGTCATCATCGATGACTTTGGACCTTTAGGAATAGATATCAATCATCTGTTAAGGTGGTTTGACAGATATAAGTGTTTCGTGGAGTATAAGGGAGGTATGCTGCCGCTTGTGGCAGATAACTTCATAGTAACTAGTAACTTCCATCCATACGATGTATTCAAGGATAAGGAAGGTGTTCCACATCCTCAAACGGAAGCCCTCTTACGAAGGGTTGTAATCACACTTATGGAATAAAATAAAAGGAATTTCACACATGTTTGCCGCTTCCGTTTACACTTTATAAAAATGTTCGGCGCTTGCCGCAGGCAGGCTGTAGCTGAACCGACCGAGCCGAAGGCGAGCTGGTGCAAGCATGCACCGCCGCCTATAAATACCCCCTCGGTATGCACGGTCGGGACGGAGTTCGGAAGTCAAATAGCCTTTGTAGTGGCTGTCACTAACATGCAGTCGGCAACTGCTATTACTCTTCCTAGTATTATATGGCACGATCTGTCCTTTAGTGGTGACGTGCAAGGCCTAGTTGCCTAATATTGTATTGTAATTCGTACCGATGAATAAAGACAAGCGCGGGGTA